TCGTTGGTTTGTTTTAGCAATCTCCGCTGAGATTTCCGTAAGGCCTTCCCGTTGAGTAACGACTTTGGATTTTCTTTCGCTGACTTGTTCTGACTTGAAGTCTCCTTCAATGGTTTGTTTACAGGTTGGGCAGTTGTCGTGTTCTTCATAGAAAGCAATGTCCTTTTCATTTTTCTTAATGTTGGTTTCAATCTTTGATTCTAGTTGTAACAACTTCTTACTCTTCTTTTCCACAGAAAGTTTATCTTCAATCTTTCTTTGTAGTACATCAATGTGTTTTTGGATTAAATCCACATCTCGTTTGAGTGTAAAGATTTGGTCTATGCTATCAGCAATTTCTTTTCGTTTCTTACCAATCTCTTCGTCACTTCTATTCTTGTGGTCCTCAATACTTTGTTTTTGGAAATTAATTCTTTCAGATGTCAAGTCCATCTCATGTTTACTTTTAACCGAGAGGTCTTTAATTTCTGCCATCTTCTCTTTAACAACACCATTCATTGAGGAGAAGATATTAATATCCAATAAGTCCTCAATAATTGCCCTACGATCCGCAGGAGTTAATTGCATAAATGGAACAAACGATGCAGAACCTAATATAACAACTTGAGTAAAGGATTTAAAATTTATTTTGAGAATGAACTTCTCTAAGAACTCTTGATAGTCCTTTGCTTTGGCATCTTGGTCTAGTAGTTTATCACCAAGGTACACTTCAAATACATTTGGTTTAATACCACGAATAACCTTATAGTTCTTTTGGCCAATGGCAAATTCAATCTCCACAACACAAGCTTGTTGGTTGATAGAGTTTAATAACTGTGGTTTGTTTATCTTACGAAATGGTTTACCAAAAAGACCAAAGCACAAAGCATCCAGAATTGTGGACTTGCCTGCACCATTATGGCCAATGATTAGTGTATTGGGTGACTTCTGAAAATTAATTTCTGTAAAGGTGTTACCTGTTGATAAGAAATTCTTCCAACGGACTTTCTGGAATATAATCATTTATTAAAGTGGTCTTTGATCGCTTCACATACCAGAACTTTACCATCATAAGATTCAGAAAGTCCTGAATGTTCTAATGTGTGTTTTCTAGCCACATCCATACAGGTATTAATAATCAATTCCGCAAAGAATTCAATTTCTTTATCGGTCACTTCACGATTGTCATATGCAATGTATAATCCAGACCTCTCAACCAATTCTCTAATTTTATTATTCATGCTTGCTCCTGATTCAATGCCTCAATATACAGTTCTTTTAATACCGTTTTGAGTTTGTCATTATCAATATGTTCTTCTTTAATACCATCCACAAACTTGTTAATAATCGTGATAGTATCTTCAGCTTCATTAATCATATCATCATCCACGCCTTCTGTCAAGTCAGCAAAGTCTTCCGCAATGGTAATATCGACTGGATTGACCTTGTATAATTTGTCCATGAACCGGTCAAATAGATGTGGATTGATCTTGTTCACTACCACAACTTTCACATATGTTCCGGTATACTTTTCTAAATCTTTGGCTAACATCTCGGAAATGGTGGTTTCTTTATCATCATATGTAATACGATGAAACATTACGTTGGGGTTCTCAATAAATTCCAAATCAAGAGAACTAAGATCAAACAAATGAAAGCCCCTCGGATCATTATAATCCTGCCAGGTGAGTTCGTAAGGATTACCAAGATAACGGATATTATCCTGATTTGAACGATGATGATAGTGACCTGAAAAAACAGTATCAAACTTTTTAAATAATCCACGGTCTAGTCCTTCTTGTGATGGCATACCACGATGCATGGCAAAGCCGGCAATTTCAAGATGTCCCATACAAATATTAGCATCGGTATCAGACAATACAAAAATTGAATCGTCATAATTTTCTGGACAAATCCAAGGTATCATGCAAATAGGATATTTTTCATTGTCTAACCAAATTGTAGTTGGTTCATCAATTACGGAAATGTTATTATATTCTTTTAATAGTAAACGTACCGAATTAACTTCATTGGTATTTTTGAAATAGGTATCATGATTACCTGCCAACATATGAACTTGAATGTTCCTTTTGGCCAATTCATCAAAGAACATCTCCTTGGTTCGTTTTAAGGAGTAAAAGTTTACATACTTACGGCGGTCAAAAGTGTCCCCAAGTATGAGAACAGTATTAATACCATTACTGTCAAGAGTAGGAAAGAATGTATCTTTATAGAACTTCTCATAGTAATCCAAAAAGTGGGGTGAATCGTTTCTAGCTCCGAAGTGCTGATCTGTTATTACTGCTATCTTCATGTAGTTTAATCTCAATTACGCTGTTAATGGGACTCGAATTAGAAAACAAAGTGGCTTCAAACAAAGTTTTAAAAAATTTATAACTAACGGTTGAAGAACCATTTAAATAATAAGATACTCTGTACATTATATCATTCTCCTAAGAATTTTTCAATACCTTTTGGTTTCTTTACCTCTTTTTTCTTTTCTTTGGCTTCCTCATAGTTCTCAATAAATTCTGCAATGTTATCATAGAGTTCGAACTGTTTAGAGGTACCATCTTCAAACTCCATTAGTTCCATTTCATCAAGTATGCCCATTTGCTGTGTGGCTTTATACTTCACATATAACTGTTTCTTCTCTTTTTGGATCCTACGCAGAAAGGCATAGTAAATAATTTGAGTAAAGTAAGCAAAAGGGTTTTTGGATTTGGTAGGATCAAAGTTGCTAAAATACATTAAACAGTTTTCAATACCATCCGATATCATTTCATCACGGTAAGTATAGTTAATGAAATTGGGTTTATGTGATAGACCTTCTGCTATCTTCATGAAGCACTCACCAATATAGTTTGGAATAGGAGGAGGTGTAGTTTTATTCTTCTTAGCTTCTTTGGATTTTTCTTGATAGTCCATCAAAGCTTGTAGAAAGTCCCCATTATTGACATATTGTTTAGGTTTCTTTGGTGCTTTAGGTGCTGGTGTATTCATATTTACCACATAATGTTATTGACATGTGCTTGACAAGTGTGTATAGTCGAGTATGTCCTTGGTTGAAAGTAATAAAGGATCATTAATGTATGTTATGTCCATCGTATTTTAATTCGTCTAATGCTTCCATAATATCTAGGGATTCTATATCATCTAAATCGTCCATGATATCTCTTGCCTTAAGCAGCTTCTTAATTTTTTCCACAGAGTTGACATAGAACTCACAGAGGTCGTCAAGTGGTTCAAACACACACATAATATCTTTAGTTGATATTACCGCTTCATTCTTCTTCAACAACTGTACCGGCAACCAGTGATTCATTATCAATCCAGATTCATTATTTTTAAATTGTATTCCAACTGTCATAGGCTCACATATAGTGAACTGGTCATCATCTTGACTAATCACGGTACCAACAATATCTTCACCATTCTGTAAGCGAACTATTTTAATATTATCCATTTTTTAGTCCAATCTTGTATATTTTAAATGGGAACTTCTCTTCATTATATATCTTAGTCCTATCCACAAAATGTTTCAAAGTAAAATTCATGTGTTTTCCAACACGGAGGTCATCAGATATATCATAGAGTGTGGCTATTTCTTTGCCATCACTTTGTCGTAAGCCTCGTCCAATGCTTTGCAGAGTTCGAATGCTCGATTTTGTTGGCATTGCAAATATAATGTTATGCAGGTTCCTAATATTAATTCCAGTACTAAAAGTACCAAAACTAGCCACAATAATAGCATCTTGTTCTATCTCCATAATTCTTCTAACTTCTTCACGGTCTGATGTATCTACACCACCATGAATAAAGAAAACTTTTCTGTTGCCAATCTTCTCTGTATCCTTTATCATATCATACAGGATCTTGCCATGTTTGTCAACCATTTGATATAGTACCAGAGTATTTTTGCCTAAGCTAACTGCAAGATTCTTAACGAATTTATTTCTTGCCTCATGCGATATCAAGTAACCAATCTCTTCAGCATATGTCATACCTTTAACTGCCTTAGATTCTTCATTGGTATGTTTTAATACAAGACATTTAATTTCAAAGTTAGATAGCTGGTCTTTGTCGATCAGTTCTTTTGTGGAGATTACCTTCTTAACTGGACCAAACAAACCTTCTAATACTAATTTGTGTGTCTTGGTACCATCTAAGGTACCCGTAAGGCCAATACGGTATTTGGCATTAGTACAAGAGGTAAGAATAGTAGTAAGTGATTGTGCTTTAAAGTTATGTGCCTCATCACCAATTACATAATCAAACTGTTCAAAATATTCTTTTGGCATTTTATACAAGGACTGCCAAGTGGATATTGTCAACGGTTTGTCTGTGGTCTTTTCTTTACCTTGATAGATTCGGTGTAAATGTTCTTCCATACTACCATCATTGTAATCACCAAAGTCGGAGAATAACTGTTCCACCAAAGATGTAGTTGGAACAATAACAAGGCCTTTTAAGTTTTGGTATTTCCAAAGTTGTCTAAAGATGAGGTAGATAATGAGGGATTTACCTGAAGCTGTTGGAGATAATAGTAACGCTCTTCGCTTCTGCATTGCATGAACATAGGCATTGATTTGGTGTTCTCTAACTTCAATTGGTTCGCCACGAGCATGTGGGTTAATTTCTGAGATAAATTTCTTTGCATGGTATATCGAGTATTCACTTTCTATATCTAAATCATTTTGACATTCATATGTGTAACCTCTTGATTCACAAAACTGTTGGATATAATCCAATAGACCCAAATACAACTGTGATGTTTGTAAGTTGTATAATCTTATTTTGCCATCCCAAATTTTATTTCGGAATGCTGGAACAAATTGGTAACCAGGAACAAAGAACGTAAAAAACTCCGATAACTCTCGAGCAATATGCTTCTCGCAAGTTATCTTGGCATATACTTCATCCTTTTTGGAGATTATTATATTACTGTCCGCCAATGAACTTTTCCCATCCAATAAAATCACGCAACTGCCAAGTTCTTTGTTTTAATTCATTCATAATAGATTCGATCACAGATACCGTTTCTTCATGATATACTTTCTTTTCTAACATACGAATAAGGTCATCATCACCTTCCAAGTAAGCATTGATATCCGATTTCAAAACAAACTGAAACGGTTCCCATCCATGTTCTTTTAACTCATCGGCATCCATACGGCCAGAATAATAGTTAATCTTTACCTTACGCATACGCAAATAATCAAAGTGTGCCTTTTTAGAGGCAATCTTATGTTTGGTAAGAATGGAGAGGTACTTGTTGTGTAGAGTGGGTATCTTGATGAGTTCTTTACCAGGTTCGGTTTGGTCCATCTCTGCATCTTTTTCCCAATACTTTAATACTTGTTCTAAGTTTTCCATAATATAATAAAAAAGTTATCCTAAACCTGTATAATATCACATATACATTACGTTGTCAATACTTAAACACTTTCAAATTCAAAATAATCAAATATAAAAGTGGCATCTGCCGTCATGATGTCATCTGCCGATTGAGAACTATCAAAAATAATATCCGATAGACTAATTGGGAACATGTTAATTAATTTAACTCTCAATATGGGGTTGTTTAACGATGATAACACCGTAAGGGTACCATCGGAGTAATACTTTAAATTGGTATTCTTGCCAACATTTTGTACATCAGTTAACCTTTTTCTCTCCTCAAAATTGACTGGAGATGCGATGGAACGGAACCAGTTATGGATATGGCGCCATCCTTCTACCGATTCATCCAGCAGGAAATGAACGTTGAAAGGGTTATAGGTTATCTTATTACCAGGAGCAAAGTAATCTAATAGTGGACTACTAATAGGAGCTTGACCCAAGTTAATACCAGGTAAGTTTACCGATTGGCAAAAGAATTGGGATGTACCAATCCTATCAAACGTCAATATAAACTTGGTCGGTTGAAGTAGGTTGGTGTTCTGAGGGGTTCTGTTAAATGCTGTCATACTAGTATTTATGTAGCCAAAAAAAAGACCACCCGAAGGTGGTCTTTCAAATATCACTCTACGGTGATTTTTATTACATCAAGTTTGCAACTTTGAAAATGCGATAGTACTTGTTAGTACGAGCATTCATACGACCGTTACCAGCAGTAATACCTTCTGCGAATGGGTTTGCGACCATTCCATAACGTGTCTTAAAGCCAATCTTAGGTTGGAATGTGTACTGATCTACTGCACGAACCATTTGTAATGGAACGTATGGGCAATAGAACAAGCCAGCATCGTAAGGGCTAGAACCTTTGTAACCGATAGTTACGAGTTCTTGGTTAGATGTATATCCACCAAAATACGGGTCAATATAAACCTTCATACGACCATGTAACAAACCAGCAAAAGTATTGCCTGTGTCATCTACTTGCAAATCAGTTTGGAGAGCAGGAGTATATTGTAATACACCAGCCATTGCCATTGCTGAAGCAACGTCAGAAGATACGATCAATACATTACCTTTTCCACGGCGAGTCTGCTTAGCAATTACGTTAGCATCACGCTCGATTTGGAAAATTAGACCTTTGAAACGCTCAACTGACCAACGGCCGTTAGAGTCTGTATCTAAGTCAAATGTACCAGCGTTTGTTGTACCATACTGAGCACCTACAACAGCAGTTGCGTAGATTGTACGGATAACTTCACGGTTGATCTCAGCAAGGATTTCTGTTGAAAGAATGTTGCTCAATTCTGTTTCAGCGTCAAGACCATGGATTGCTTTCAAGTCTTGTGCTAATTCGAGTGAGTACTCAGCTTTCAAAGCACGGCTTTGAGCAGTTACAGTAACTTTCTCAATAGAGAATGCCATCTGTGCAAATGCTGTGTTGCCATCAGAACCCAAGAATTCAGCAGTAGCTGT